CTTTGAAAATTCCCCGGGGGTTAAAATGAGAGATTGGTTCCTGGGGCTTTATGTTAGATATCAGACACTTTTTGTAAGGGCTCGGACTCAATGGCAAAATAGAATCTTCCATTTGATTCCTCCTTTCTTGAGCTTTTGTACTTAAGGTATTCTCTCCCCCCAAAACTATTACAGAAGTAAGCTAAAAGAGTCTGGGTTCTTATAAAGAGTATCTAACATCTAATAAAGAAAGGAGAAAAAGTATGAGTGAAAGGAGAAAAAAGGTTGAGAGAAGAACACCCGAAGGTCGAGAATCATACATGATAGGGTTAGCTATGGACCAAGCAGAGGAACAATTAGCAAATCATACAGCTCCAGCCCAGATTGTTGCTCATTTTCTAAAGTTAGCAACAGAACGTGCTAAAGTAGAATTAGAAAAATTAAGAGCTGATACAGAATTAACAGTATCAAAAGCTCAACTTGTGGAATCTCAGAAAAAATCAGAAGAGATTGCTGCAAGAGCTTTGGCTGCTTTCAAATCATATGCTGGTATTCAAGAAGATGAATACGATGATGAGGAAGATGATTACTATGACTAAAAGGTATTCTGAATTAATCGAACTCGACTCATTCGAAGAACGATTTGAATATTTAAAATTAAATGGGAGAGTTGGGGAACTAACATTTAATGGACATCGATATTTGAATCAAAGACTATACAGATGTGCTGAATGGAATAGGATTAGAAGGAAAGTCATAATACGAGATAATGGTTGTGACTTAGCTTTCGAAGGTTATGAAATTCATGGTAATATAATAGTACATCATATAAACCCTATAACCATAGATGATATTATTGAGATGAGACCTTGTGTATTTGATTTGGAAAATTTAATATGCACGTCTCTAAACACTCATAATGCCGTTCACTATGGAGACGAAGAGCTTCTTCCAAAAGGGTTAATAACACGACAACCAAATGATACATGTTTATGGAGGTAAAAAAATTATGAGTACAAAAACATCAAAAGAAATTATTGAAGAAAACGTAGAAACAGTCGACACATCGAACGATCAGGAGCCTATCAAAGAGGAACCAAAACAGCCGACGACAAATACCGGCAAAGTTGCAAACGCAAAATTTGTTAAGTTGCGTAAATCTCCATCATCATCAGCGGATGTAGTGGTGGTCCTCCATGAAGGTGATAACGTGACAATCATTGAGAAGGTTCCGGGATACTATCACGTTAAAGTACATGTCAAAAACAAAGCCGAAGTTGGTTACATCTCATCTGCATATCTTAAGGAGGATTAAACAATGTTTGATGAGAACAGCATCCTATCCTGTACAAAGAAAAATCTAGGAATAGATGATGACTTTACAGGATTCGATGCTGACGTAATAATGTGCGTGAATACATCACTTAATGTTTTAACTCAACTTGGTGTTGGTCCAAAAGAAGGTTTTTCTATTTCGTCCAAAGATGAAACATGGGATCAATTTATAGGTGATAATAAAAGACTAAATATGGTTAAAAGTTATATCTTTATGAAAACTAAACTCATGTTTGACCCACCAACTATATCTGCAGTTTTATCAGCATATCAGGAACAGGTTAAAGAATATGAGAGTCGATTAAATTACGAAGTTGACCCACCTGAAACATTTGAATAACCATAACGGCTTGGAGGGTATATAGAACATAAGTAATGCTAACCGAAAGAATAAAGAATGGTAATTAAGGAGATGAACTCAAATGAAATACGTAATAGCACCGTCATACTTAGAAACAAAAAATACTTTAACACATAGTGCTAAAGGTACTACTTGGAAAGATCATAAGTATATTAAGAAAATAAATGGAGTATACTATTATACAAAAGAAGAACTTTCTAATGCTATTAAAAGTGGTAAAGTATCTGCTTCACAACTTAAATCAGATTTAGATGCTCGTAAAGAATTAGGTAAGATAAATAAAGAAACTAATGATTCTGTTAGATATGTAATTAACGGTGATTCAACTGGTGGAATTAATGAGCCATTAACGAACGCACATGGTGCGATTTCTTTTATGTATGATAAAAACGGTAAAGAAATGGATGCAAATCAATACTATTGGAATTTAGATCAAGCCGCTAAAAAAGCTGCAAAAAAATATTCAAATACAAAGTTAAGTAAAATAGAGGAAAATAACAAAGTTGTATCTAAAATTCTTGATGTTATATATAATTCATCGAAAGAAAATGAAGCGGTTAGTAATTTCGGTAAACACCATCCAAATGGTCAGAGCAAACATATTAATTAAGGAGATGAGATAACATGCTATCTAATACGGCTACACCTAAGTACTACGGAGAATTTCGTGAAGCCGTATTACGAGGTGATTTTCCAGTATGTGAAACTATATCTATGGAAATGAACCGAATCGATAGACTTATACGCAATCCAAGATACTACTATGATGATCAGGCAGTAGAAGGATGGATAAGGTTTTGTGAGAATGAATTAACATTAACAGATGGTTCTGATATGTTCCTTCTCGATTCATTCAAACTATGGGGAGAACAAATCTATGGATGGTATTATTTCGTAGAAAGAAGTGTATATAAAAGAACTTCAAACGGTAGAGGACACTATGTAAGAAAAGTTGTAAAGAAACGGCTAATTAATAAGCAATATATCATAACAGCAAGAGGCTCCGCGAAAACCGTATATGGGTCTACTCATCAAGGATATGGGTTAACGATCGATCAATCGACGACACATCAGGTTACGACTGCCCCAACAATGAAACAAGCAGAAGAAATGCTTAGTCCATTGAAGACTGCAATCACCCGTGCACGTGGTCCATTCTTTCAATTCTTGACAGAGGGTTCCCTTCAAAATACAACAGGTTCTCGAGTAAATCGTACCAGATTAGCATCTACGAAAAAAGGAATTGAAAATTTCCTAACCAATTCGTTACTTGAAGTTAGGCCAATGAGCATCGATAAACTTCAAGGATTGCAAAATAAATATTCAACAGTAGATGAATGGCTATCTGGAGATATTAGAGAAGATGTTATTGGTGCATTAGAACAGGGTGCTTCTAAAGTTGATGATTATTTAATCATAGCTATGAGTTCAGAAGGTACTGTTCGAAACGGTGCGGGCGACTCTATTAAAATGGAGCTTATGGATATTCTCAAAGGAGAATACGAAGCCGATAATGTTTCTATCTGGTGGTATAAACTCGATGATGTAAAAGAAGTTTCAGACCCAGAAATGTGGATAAAAGCAAATCCTAATCTTGGGAAAACTGTAAGCTATGAAACATACCAACGAGATGTTGAAAGAGCTGAAAAAGCTCCAGCAGCAAGAAATGATATACTTGCTAAACGATTTGGAATTCCAATGGAAGGGTATACTTACTACTTTCCATATGAAGAAACCTTACCTCATAGAAGAAGGGTATTCTGGAAACAACCATGTGCTCTTGGTGCTGACCTTTCACAAGGAGATGACTTCTGTGCATTTACATTCTTATTTCCATTGTCAAATGGTAGATATGGTGTTAAAGTTCGTTCTTACATAACCCAAAGAACACTCGATAAACTTCCACCAGCTATGCGTCATAAATATGAAGAATTTATACAAGAGGGTACATTAATTATCATGCCAGGTTCAGTATTAGATATGCTGGATGTGTATGATGATTTGAATCAGTTTATTGAAGATTCGGAATACGACGTTCGTTGTTTTGGATATGACCCATACAATGCTAAAGAATTCGTAGAACGATGGTGTCAAGAATATGGACCATATGGGGTTGAGAAGGTTCCACAAGGGGTTAAAACTGAATCAGTTCCTCTTGGAGAAATAAAAAATATGTCAGAAGATCGTCTATTGTTATTTGATGAATCTCTTATGTCTTTCAGTATGGGAAATTGCATAGTATTAGAGGACACGAATGGAAATCGTAAACTATATAAGAAACGTAGAGAAGATAAGATCGACAATGTAGCAGCATTAATGGATGCTTATGTTGCATATAAAGCAAACAAAGACGATGCTTTTGATTGATAAGAGGAAATTTCAAAATGAGACCAGATTTCAGAAATTATAACGGTATTGGGCTTCAGATGTTAGCTCATAGTGCTAAAGGTACTACTTGGAAAGATCATAAATATATAAAACGAATCGATGGTACCTATTATTATCCTGATAGCTATGAAGGAGGTAGACATCTTGATAATGATTCTTCTGAAGAAGTTGAAAATGAATCAAGTTTTACATTATCTTCTGATGAAATAACAGCTTTAGCTAACGAGGTTATACAAGGTAACTTTGGTAATGGAGATGAAAGAAAAGAAGCGTTAGGTGAACATTACCAAGAGATACAGAATAGAGTAAATGAATTACTTAGCCAATCATCCGGTAGTACAAAACTTTCTTCCGCTTCATCGGAAACTGTTTCAAGTGGCACTGAAGCTGTAGAAGAAGCAGTAACAAAAATATCAAGTTCATCTTCAACCAAAAAGGGATTGGATATGGAAACTGTATACAGCGTTTATAGGAAAAGTAATAAAAGCTCTACTGGAAAAACTGGTAAAAACAGAGTAAGTAAAACTTAAAGTATTAGGAGGCGAATTCAAATGCAATACGTAATAGCACCGTCAAAAGCAGACATAATACACTACGGCAAAGGACACGACGATAATCCTCCTGGAAGAGGAAGCGGACGATATGGATGGGGAACTACTAAGTCTGGTAAAAAGAAAAGTTCCAGAGCTCAAGAAGAAGCTAAACGTAAAGCATTGGCTAATAAAGAAGATATTATTAAAAAGGGTTCTCCATCAGAGGTATCACTGCTTAAAGGAGAATTATCGAGAGAGGAAAGAAGAGAGATTCTTGACAGACTTGACTTCGAAGCAAAATTAAATTCATATACTCAGTCTGAACTTGATGCAGGATGGAATGCAATAGATAATTCCATGAAGAAAGTTGCTAAAGTTAATAGCTGGGCTAATATTGGTTTGGATATTGTAAAAACGATAAGTGGTTTAGTATATGAAACCAATTCCTTTGGACAGCATTCGAAATCCGGAGGCGGACAAAGTCAAGGCGATGGTAAGAAAAAGAAATAATCCATAACCAGGAGGTGAACTCAAATGAAATACGTAATAGCACCGTCATACTTAGAAACAAAAAATACTTTAACACATAGTGCTAAAGGTACTACTTGGAAAGATCATAAGTATATTAAGAAAATAAATGGAGTATACTATTATACAAAAGAAGAACTTTCTAATGCTATTAAAAGTGGTAAAGCATCTGCTTCAGAACTTAAATCAGATTTAGATGCTCGTAAAGAATTAGGTAAGGTAAATAAAGAAACTAATTCTAAGCGTGCAGTAGCAATAACAACAGCTGACTATACTTTAGATAGTGACAAAGATGGGCTTACACAAACAAGTAAATACATAATAGATTTAGATAAAAGATCTAAAATAGCTTCTCAAAAATATTCGAAAACAAAATTGAGTGAAGTAGAAGCCGATAAGAAAATAGTCAACAATATTCTAAATATTGTGTATGGTCCATCAAAAGCAAATGTTGGTATTAGCGAACGTGTGGAACATTATAAAAATGTTCATAGGTTGGTATAATGTACCGCTTGCAATTGCCGGATCATTAGCTATGGTTGGTGGGTCAGTTATTTCTAAGACTAATGATAAAAGAATTAATGAAGAATTTAATGATGTCTTAAAACAAATTTCAATTCCTGATCCTGAAGAAAATCAAAGATATCATTAATAAATAAAAGGAGAATAGAAAAATGCCAAAAATAAGTGAAAGAATCCGAAATGGATGGAATGCATTTATGGGTAGAGACCCAACGATTAGATATGGATATGGTAGTAGCTTAAAACCAGATAGAATAGTCCTAACAAGAAACAATTCTCGGTCCATAATCAATTCAATATTCAATAGAATTGCAGTTGATGTAGCCGCTATTAATATAAACCATGTTAAAGTAAATGCTGAAGGTAATTATACAGAGACTATAAAATCAGATTTAAACAATGCCCTAACAGTCAGCGCAAACTTAGACCAAACAGGACGGTCTTTAAGGCAAGATATAGTAATGTCAATGTTTGACGAAGGTGTTGTGGCAGTAGTACCAATTAATACAGATAGAGACCCATACGATACCGATTCATATAAAATCTATGATTTAAGAGTTGGTAAAATAAAAGAATGGTATCCATCTCAGATTAGAGTAGAATTATACAACGAAGTTAAAGGTAGAAAACAAGAAGTAGTAGTTGACAAAAGTATAACTGCTATTATTGAAAATCCATTCTATTCAATAATGAATGAACCAAATGCTTTATTACAACGTCTTATACGAATTCTTAATCAGCTTGATAGAACTAACGAACAATGCAGCGCCGGTAAAATGGACATCATTATTCAGTTACCATATTCTATAAAATCAAAAGCAAGAGAAGTTCAAGCAGAAGAAAGGCGTAGGAGTTTAGAAAGACAGTTAACAGGATCTCAATATGGGATTGGATATATTGATGGAACAGAACATGTTACTCAATTAAATCGATCTGTTGAAAATAATCTTTGGACTCAGGCTAAAGACCTAACATTTGATTTATATAATCAGCTAGGTCTAACCCAAAGTATATTTGACGGTACAGCTGATGAGAAAACTTTGTTGAATTACCAAAATCGGACAATTAATCCGATAATAACAGCCATCGCAGAAGAGATGGAAAGAAAATGGATATCAAAAACTGCTAGAACCCAAGGCCAGGCTATACGGTTCTTCAATGATCCATTAAAACTTATTCCAGTTAGTCAATTAGCCGAAATGGCTGATAAATTAACTAGAAATGAAATTATGTCTTCTAATGAAGTACGTTCTGCAATTGGATTGAAACCATCTGATGATCCTAAGGCTGATGAGTTACGTAATAGTAATTTAAATCATCCTGATGAATCAGAAGGTGCAGAACAAAAAATTGATACATCATCCACTAAAGAATTAATTGATAAGATTAGTGAAAAAGATTAAACCTAAGGGAACTCTTGGAAACTAACAAAGTCAAGAATATTCATAAGTGAAGAAGTATATACACTATTTTAAAAAAAAGGAGGGCTTAAGTTATGCCGAGTTGGGATTTCGCCGGATGGGCTACTAAGAACGATTTAACATGTTCCGATGGTCGTGTAATCCGAAAGAATGCATTCAAGGTGAATGACAAACAAAGGGTTCCGCTTGTATGGAATCATCAACACAATTCCCCAAATAACGTCCTTGGTCATGCCATCCTTGAGAATCGAGATCAGGGAGTTTATGCATACTGTTATTTCAACAACACGTCAAGTGGACAGGATGCAAAAGAACAGGTTAAACATGGAGACGTTAATGCTCTAAGCATTTGGGCAAATAATCTTCAGCAATCAGGTCATGAGGTAATTCACGGTATTATTCGTGAAGTAAGTCTCGTATTAGCTGGAGCAAACCCAGGCGCTTTTATCGAATCAGTCGTAGCTCATGGGGAGCCAATGGATGACTATGACTCAGAAGGAATCTTTTATTCTAACGACCCTATTGAATTAGCACATGCTGATGAGGGAACAAAGAAAGAAGATGAAAGCAGCAAATCAAGCAAGGAGGGTAAAGATATAGAAGGAGATACCAAAGACACAAAACAGGAAGACAACAAAGATGAAACTATAAAAGATGTCTATGAGACATTAACAGATAAGCAGAAAAAAGCAGTGGCCATTATTGTTGGTCAGATCATTCAGGATTCAAAATCAGATAAAAATTCTGAAAAAAAAGAGGAGGATGAAGACATGAAACATAACGTGTTCGACAACGAGCAGCCTACAACTGTATTAAGCCATTCTGATATTCGTCAGATTTTCGATGACGCTAGAAGATTAGGCTCTCTTCGTGAGGCAGTTAATCAGAACTTTGAAGAAGGTGGAGTATTAGCTCACGCTTCTATTGATACTACAGGTATGACAACCGCAACAGGAAATCAGACATATGGATTTAACGATCCTGATATGTTATTCCCGGATTACAAATCTCTTAACAATCCGCCGGAATGGATTTCCAGAGAAATGGATTGGGTTAAAGGTGTTATGTCAGGAGTACACCATACACCATTTAGCCGTATTAAATCACAGTATGCTAACATCACAGAAGATGAAGCAAGAGCTCGTGGTTACATTAAAGGTAAACAGAAGAAGACGGAAGTATTCACAACTTTGAAACGTACAACCGATCCAACAACCATCTACAAACTGCAGAAGATGGATCGTGATGATGTTGTGGATATCACAGATTTCGAGGTAGTTGCTTGGATTAAAGCAGAAATGAGACTTATGCTTGATGAGGAAATCGCAAGAGCTATTCTTATTGGTGATGGTCGACAGACAGATGATGAAAGTCACATTCCGGAATCTCACATTCGTCCGATTGCAAAAGACGTTCCACTGTTCAACACAAAAGTAACCGTAGACACAGACGCAAGTGCTACCTCCGAGGAAGTAGCCAAAGCAACAATCAATGCTGTTATTCGTGCTCGTAAGAACTACAAAGGTTCTGGTAACCCAACGTTCTATACGACAGAAGACGCTCTTACAGAGATGCTGTTAATTGAAGATGGTATTGGTCGCAAACTGTATAAGACAGAA